GTGAGCCTCAATATCCCTGGATGGCTGCAAAGTCTGAATCGCAGTGGGCGCATCGCCACTGCCAGCGATGCCTACGAAGTGGTGCCGATGCTGTACCGTGCGGTGAACTTGCGATGCGATGCGATCAGCACGGTGCCGTACACACTGACCCGCCGAGGTGAGACCGTGGATTGGCCATGGCGTCAATCGGTGAGTGAGCTTATCCGTGCCACGGAGCGGTCAATGCTGCTCACAGGTGGCGCATACTGGTACAAGGTGACCCGAGGTCGCACGATGACCGGCTTCGTCGTGCTGAACCCGACCACCATGGTCGTCGGCTTCGAGCCAACTGCGGCCACGCTCGAAGACCCCTACAGCGGTGCGCTCTTCACCCAGTCGCAGATGGGCAAAGTCTACGGACCGTGGACCATCAATGAGATTGTCTACTTCAGAGAGCCGTCGTACCGTGACGACATTCGCCCAGGTCTCGCCCCTGCTGCCGTCGCCCTGCAAAGTGCCCAGCTGGGTCACTACCTCGAGCGCTTCACCTCGGCGTTCTTCGAGGGCGGTGCACAGCCCGTGATGGTGATGAACTTACCCGAAGCGATGGACGATGCGGAATTCGCGCGATTCCGTGGTGACTTCTCGCAACGGGTCAACGGAGTGGCCAATGCGTTTCGCAGTTTGTTTGTGCGCACCCAGGAAATCAAAGTCCAAAAAATCACACCCGACATCAACACGATGATGTTGCCCGAACTCCAAGAGCGGGTCATCACCTCCATCGCCATGACGATGGGCGTACCTCGTACCATGCTCGAAGCCAGCGCCGCCAACTACGCCACGGCGGATTCTGACCGCCAAAGTTTCTGGCGTGAAACCGTCGTCCCACGCCTTGGTCTCTATGAGCAGGTGATGAACAATCAGCTTCTCGGCCCGATTGGCTATGAAATCCGCTTCGACCCTGAGAAGCTCGACGTCATGCAAGCCGACGAAGCCGACCGTGCCGACTCACTCCTGAAACTGACGCAAGCCGGTGTCGCACTGCCAGACGCCATGCGCATCCTCGGCTACGACAACGTCGATGAGATGTTCTTGACACCGACTGTCGAAGCGCCCATCGCCGAGTTACCACAGGAGGCGACGCAACCCGCCGCCGACATCATCGCTGAGCCAGCGCTGTTGCCAGACACCAAGGCGATGCGTGCGGAACACTGGGGACTGCTGGCAAAAAAACTTGAGCGTCGCATCAAAGCGGGGAAGTCACTCCGGTGCACTTTCGAGAGCGACGTCTTGACCGCTGATGAAGTCCATGCCGTTATGGCCAGAATCGAGGACGGCATGACGGTGCACGATGTCCAGCACGTCGTCGCCGAGGTCAAAGCCGTCGATGATATGACCGACGATGAACGCCGTATCTACAACGACCTCATCGGAGAATTCCGCAAACGTGGTCAGTCGTGGACACGCAAGATTATGCGTGGCGAAGACGTTGACCCAACCTTGGCGGACGTCGTTGCGCCAACGCTGAATCGTGAGCTGACCCGTGTGGCAGGACAGCGCATCGATGAACTGGGCAACGATATTGGCGTGGTCGCCACCGATGCCACCAACGACCGCATCGTTGATTGGCTCGTGGACTACGTGCCACAGGAAACACGGCTCATCGACGCCACGACCGCAGAGCGCATCAAGAAAGTTATCGACGCCTATCGTCAGACCCCTGGCATGACCGCCGAAGACGTCGCAGCGATGTTGAATCCTTCGGTAGACCCCGCGCGTGCGCTGATGATCGCACGCACCGAAATCGTCAGGGCACAGACACAGGCAACGAACATCTACCAAGGCTACCTCAAAGAGCGCGGGCTTAACTACGTGCGCATCTGGGTGACGGAACGTGATGAACTGGTCAAAGAATGTCCAATCTGTGAACCGCTGGATAACAAGCCCGAATCAGAGTGGGATGGCTATGAACCGCCCGCACATCCGAATTGTCGTTGTGCCATCGCTATGCGATTGGTCAAGGAGTAACGATGGCAACCGAAATCGAAGTACTTGGCCGAGTGACCACCGGTGCCATCCTCGAAGCGTGTCGCACCGTCACGCTGGCATATGCACAAAGTGTGCAAGGCATTTTGCTCACGGACAAGCCACCGCCCCCAGCACCTGGGTCAATGCAATTTGTCAGTGACCGCCAGCGCAAATTCGTGATGGCAAACATTCGCAAAGGATCGATCACGGTGCCCTACGTGCGTGGTCGTGGCAACAAACTACGTGGCAGTCAAAGCCTTTCACAGTCGTACCGCACCAACCTCGATGGAGACGAAGCGGTGTTGACCTCGTCGGCATCCTACGCCAATTACGTGGTCGGCGACCAGCAAGCACCGATACACCAAGGGCGCTGGACGACGGCACGCCAAGCCGCCGAACAGATGAAGCAAAGCGGAGACCTGCAATACATCGTGGACAAAGTTTTTGCGGAGGTGCAGTAATGCCCTATCACATCGAAGAAAACGCTGGCCAATACTGCGTGTACAAAGACGGCGACGATACGCCGATGGAGTGCTACGACAGCGAAGCCGACGCCGATGCATACCTCACGGCGCTCACCATCGCCACCGCAGACGAGGTCAAGGCGGAGTCGTTCACACCGCCAGCCACCGTGGCAGACAATGCCCGCATGGCACTCGAAGTCAGGGCATCGAAGCCACCGTCACAGCGTGGCATGACGAGCATCGGCATTGCCCGCGCATCGCAGTTGGCCAATCGTCGCCCCGTCAGCATCGACACCATTGAGCGCATGGTGGCGTACTTCGACCGCCACGAGGTGGACAAAGACGGTGCGACGTGGAGTGAGCAGGGCAAGGGGTGGCAAGCGTGGATGGGCTGGGGCGGTGACGAGGGTCGCACATGGGCGAATCAGATTATGAAGGAGTATGAAATGAGTGAGACCAAAGAAGCGTACAAAGCAAGCCGCCGTCACAGCGAGGCGGACATGAAACTCATTCGCAGCGCTCGACGCATGGCTATCGACATCGCGAAATCGATGTTCGACCTCGGCGACGACGGCGACGAGGCGATGGAGATGGACATGGAACCCAAGGCGGTCAAGGCGGTCGAGATGGGCGCCGAATTCAACACACGCCAGCGCATGATGGTGTCGTCGCTGGTCGAAGTGACGCACGAAGCGGGGAAGTTCGACTGGGGCGTCGGTGCCAACGGCGCGCACTACATGCCCGCAGCGCAGAACCCCTTCGCCACGCAAGGCATCGCCTGTGAGCATTGTTTTTTCTACCAACCCACGATACTTGAAGGCATGGGGCAATGCGCTATCGTCGAGGGCATGGTCGAGGAGTACGGTGTGTGTAAACTGTGGATAATCCCCGAAGACACCATCACCGAGGAGACCGCCGAAGCCGCCGCCGAGATGGCCGACGACGCCGAAGACGACGACATGATCGAAGAGGGCATGGCATCCGAGGGGGGTGTACAAAAAGCCCTTGACAACCCCACCACAATAGAAGTAAGCGATGCGGCTAAGATGCTGGCGCGTCGATTGCTGGGGAGACAATGATGGACTTTGTGAAATCATTCGGCGGCGGTGTCAAAGCCGTTGCAGACTATACAATCCGTGGTCGTGGCGTCGTGTACGGCGGTGCAGACCTCACCGGCGACACGTTCACCAAAGACACCGACTTCGGCGACACACGCCCATTCATCGGGATGCCCGTCTACTACGACCACAGCCTCGGTTCCATGCGTGGCCAGATTGGCACGGTCAAAGCATGGATGCCAACCGATGACGGCATCGACGTCGAAATCGAACTCGACCGCCGCAACAAATACATCGGCGACGTGATGAAGTTGGTGAAGTCGGGAGCCCTCGGGCTTTCGACGGGTGCACTGAGTCATCTCGTTGTCCGAGACGGTGGCGAAGTCAAGCGCTGGGTCGTCGGTGAAATCTCACTGACGCCAACGCCCGCAGAGCCCCGAACTCTATCCGCAGTCAAGCGCCATCAGGACACGGTGTCGAGCGATGCTGGCACCACGTCAGGCGATGACCATACATCAGCATCACAGCAAGGAATTACACCTACCATGTCAGACATCAAAGACGCAGTCAAAGCCGCCATCAATGAGCTGGCCGGCGAACCCGTCGCAGGCGGAACCTTTGTGCCAGCCCCACAGCCCACCGTGAAAAGCATCGCCGTCGATAACGACGAAGACCCCTTCGCCAGCCGTGACTACGAGCGTGCCTACAAGAGCCTGATCCGTGGCACCGCCACCGACGACTCCATGCGCATCCTTCGCAACGCCTCAGCCGTGGCATTCAAGACCATGACCGAAGGCACCAACAACAATGGCGGCTTCACCGTTCCCACCACGGTCAACCGTGACATCGTGGCACGCCGTGACGACATGTCACTCCTTGGCCAGTTCGCCTTCACACGGGTGACGACTGAGTCATGGAAGCACATCATGCCCGCACAGTCAACGAAGGCAACTCCAGGGATTGTCGGCGAAGGTGTTACCGCCACCGCCAGCGAGCCAAACTTTGCCAACTCGAAGACCATCCAGCTGTACAAGGACACATTGGAATTCGCCTTGTCCGATGAACTCTTGTCGGACACATCGAGCAACCTCGAGCAGTTCCTCCAAGTGGAAATCGCACGTGCCATGGCCGTGTCAGCGAACAGCTACATCATCCTCGGCACCGGCAGCGGTCAGCCCTACGGCTTGGTAACTCGTGTAACCAACTCGGTTGCCCTCAGCGCCACCGCATACACCAACGCACAGGTCGTCGCACTCAGCACCGCCGTCAATGGCAACTACTTGCAGAACGGCGAAACGGGCTGGATCATGCGCAACGCCACTTGGGGCGCCATCCGCACGTTGGACCTGACCAACTACCATCCGTTGACCAGCATTGAAAACGGCGTACGCAAAATCGAAGGTTGGAACGTCGCCCTCAGCGAGAGCGTTGCGGCCATCGGTACGACCAACAAGTCGAGCTACTTCGGGAACTTCGCCTACTACGCCTTCTGTGAGCGCACCAGCGGCGTGCAGATTGACCGCTGGCGTGACGTACGCACAGGCATCACGTACATCGTGGCGTCATGGCGCTACGGTGGCGACGTGACCCAGCCCGAAGCCTTCGCTGTCGGTACACACGCCTAAGAAATGACCATGGGGGCGGCGGTGCAAATCGCCGCCCCTAACGAGGAGATGCCACATGGAAATCCAACTAATCCACCGCCTTGTCCACAGTGACGGCAACACCCACACCGTGTACGAGCCTGGCGATATCTACGAGTGCAGCGCCGCCGATGCGAAGATTCTCATCGAGCAAGGCAGTGCCGTTGCCCTCGAGGAAATCAAAGCCGAAAAGCCGAAACCGAAGAAGGTGTCATAGTGGCGTACATCACCGCAACCGACCTCAAAAACTACATGAAGATCAGCGGAAACTCCGATGACACCCAGCTGGCACTCTTTGCAGACCGTGCCCAGCATGTCGTGGACAGCTACACACACCGTGTCTTCGAGTGGTCAGGTGCAGGGACGGTGAAGAAGTTCACGCCAGTGTCGTACCTCGACGGCGGCGACCTCTACGATATGTACACGCTGTCCCTTGGGCTGAATGAATTCTATGAACTCACCAGCATCACCAACGGCGACGGTGTGGCCATATCGACCAGCGACGTCGTGCTGTTGCCACAGAACATCACGCCGAAGTACGCCATCCGCATCAAGAGCAGTGCGAACAAGACATGGACGTACACGACGACCATCGAGGAGTCCGTTAGCATTACGGCGAAGTGGTCATACAGTGCCACACCGCCGGCGGACATTGTACAAGCGGCGTTGCGCATCGGGGCATACCTGTATCGTCAGCGTGACGGCACGCCAGACAGCGACCGTCCCATCGTGTCCGCCGACGGTGTTGTGTTGTCGGCGCCGCGGATTCCCTCGGACGTCCTAGAGTTACTGCGACCGTATCGGCGGAGGTCATAGTGGGTAGTCAACTCGCCACCATCGTCACCGCCATCGCTGGCATGACCATCACGGGGTACGCCTATGATGTCCATGTCGGCGATGAGATGCGCAGAGTCATCAATGCCATCGGCCTCGCTTCGTCAATGACCAAAGTGCAGACCTTCGGTTCTGGCCACGTCATGACGACGGAGTGGACCATCACCGACATCGCACTCATACGCAAAGCGGGCATGGGGCTAGGACTGAAAGATATTCAGCCTAACCTCCAAGGCTACCTCGCAGCGTACCACGATGCGGTGCGCACCTTGGTGGCGAATCGGTGGACGTTGACACGGTGCCAGCTGCGGTCATCGGTGCTGGAATGGCCACAAGCGTCGGGCTCGTGGCATGACGCAGTGACGGCGACTTTGACCATATCGGAAATCATCGAATAGGAGACTAGACCATGGCACAGACAACTGGCGCCGTCAACGGTGCCGCCGCTACGGTATCAATTTACAGCGGTGCCGCATATGTAGACATCAGCGGGTCATCGCAAAGCGTCGATGCGGTCACTGCGACCGTGACGACTGGCGAAGCGTACACCTTTGACGGAAACTTCGCTATCACCACCATCGGCAAGTATGAGCCCGTCGAGGTCACGGTGAACATTGTGTACACCGAAACATCGAATGAATCATGGCAACTTGCTCGTGCAATCTTTGAGGGACGCACGGCCACACAGGTCAAGTGGGTACCCCTTGGCGCTGCGAGCGGTGCCGACACCTACGAGACAAAGACCGTGGGGTACATCACATCCATCGACTACCCACCAATCGACGCTTCAAGCGCTGGACCAATTATGGTCAGCTTCACCGTGCGTGCGCCTGGCATTACCTACACCAGCGTCACGTAGTTCAGAGGGCTAGGCGGAGGTCACGGCATCGCCTCCGCCTCGCCATGATGCCGAGATGCCGAGGAGATGCCATGTATACGATTGATGCCGACAAAGTGACCATCCGCGATATGATTGCACTGCAGAAAATCGGGGGCGACATTGAATTGGCTATGCCGATTCTGCGCAAGTGCGTCATCGTTGACGATGGTCGAGACCTCGAAGATTTGCCTGCACGTCACCTGCGTATCATCATGCAGGAGCTGTCGAAGCGCCTCGGCGCCGACGCCTCACTGGGAAACTAAAGGCGCAGACGATGGCGCATCTCTGGACGTCATCGCCTGCACCACTGGAATACATCGAACTCATTTTGTGTCGTGATGTGTATCACTGTCCGCCGTCACAGCTGCCGCCGTGGCACATCTGCCAGCAGGCACTCACGATGATGCAGGTCGAGGCGGATGTGAGAAAGCGAAGGAATCGTGGCTGAAGAAACGGTCATTATACGATTTACCGGCGACGCCTCGAGCGTCGAGTCCGCCGCCGACCAAGCATCAAAAGCCGTCGGCGGTCTGGAGTCTACGGCCAAGACCGCCGGCAAAGGCTTCGACGTCCTCGGCGAAATCGCTACCGGTGCGATGCGTCGCATTGGCGAAGCCGCCATCAATGCGGTCGGCACGGGACTGTCGATGATTGGCAACGTTATCGGCGACAGCATCAAAGAGGCGACGGAGTTTCAAAATGTGTTTGCCCAGACCCAAGCCGTCATCGAATCCACGGGCATGGCTGCGGGCTTCACCGCCGAAGAAATGGCGGGCTTAGCCAGCGACCTGAGCGCTGCATCGGGCATGTCGCTGTTCAGCGATGACGCCATCCTCGGCGCCACCAATGTTTTGGCCACATTCAAGGAAATCCAAGGTGTCCAATTCGAGAACGCTACGGCGGCAATTTTGGATATGTCGCAGGCGATGGGCATGGATTTGCAGTCGGCGACAGTGCAGGTCGGCAAAGCACTCAATGACCCCATCGGCGGCATCGGTGCATTGTCCCGTGTCGGCGTGCAGTTCACCGAAGACCAAAAAGCCATGATCGAGGAGATGGTCGCATTGGGCGACGTCGCAGGGGCACAGGAACTCATCCTCGGCGAACTCAATAGCCAATTCGGTGGCAGTGCGGCGGCGGCGGTCAATACGTATGCAGGGCGCATGAAGGTCTTAGAGGAGCAGTTCAACGATGTCAAGCAAGGCGTCGGCGAAGCGCTGTTGCCCATCCTCTCCGAGCTTGGGCGCTTCGCTATTGCCTACGTCGTGCCAGCGGTCGAAAAAATGGCGACGGCGTTCACGACGTGGCTGGCATCGGTGGACTGGGTCGGGCTGATGAGCCTCTTTGAGACTATCTTCGAGACCATCTCCAACGCCATCACATCGGTGGACTGGGACGGAATCTTTGCATCGATTAGTACTGCCATCGAAACGGTGATGGAGACGTTTCAGACACTTCGCACGGTCTTCTACGAAGTAATCGGCGCCATCACCACGCAAATTGATATCTTCTGGGGAATCGTCGAGCCCGTATGGAATCAACTTGTCGCCGTCTTTGAGGAGGCGTGGACAAAGCTTGAACCCCTCGGCGCTGTGCTTGAAGAAGCCTTTGGCGGCATCGAGGAGCAGAGTACTGCCATGGCGCCGATTGGCGAAATCCTCGGCAATATCGTCACCGCGATTCTCAACGTGGTCGGGGTCATCGTGAAAATCCTCGTGCCCATCATCCAAGTCGCATTTCCGATTTTCGTAAACTATGTCAAAAGCTTGGTCGAAAACTTCATGTCACTCTACAACACGATTAACTACGTCTTCTCTGGTGCACTGCAAAAAGATGTAGTCAACTGGTGGACATCGACGGTTGCGAGCATCACATCGGTCATCAATGAACTCATCGCCAAAGCACGACAAATTGGCGCCGATATTGTTGGCGGCATTGCCAATGGCATCCGCGGTGCAGGCAATGCCTTGCGTGATGCCTTCTCGGCAACCATCGGCGATGCAATTTCATTCGCCAAGCGCATCCTGGGTATTGCGTCACCATCGAAGCTCTTCGCCGACGTCATCGGCAAGCCCATTGGCCAAGGCATCGCGGCGGGCATCGTCGCATCGTCGCCGTCTATCGCTGGCGCACTTGGTGGCACCATCGGAGCGGCGACGGCAGCAACGCAGCAGACGGTGCAAAACTTCTACCTCACCGCCAACTACGCAACCGCACAGTCGCAGTCGGACATCATGACCGATGTGCGCACGATGCAGCTACTCGCAGGGGGTGTCTAAGTGGCATACTCACTGACCTACTCCGTTGGTGGCACGACGTACACGCTGTCAGGCTACGACGCCACCACGGGCATGACCATCAACTACTTGGGTGACCAAGGATTCGGCATGGCGCCGATGCACCGCATTACCCAGCGTGGACCACTGCAGCAGGGTGACAGCGACATTGATTTTCGCCTTGACCCGCGGGTGCTGCAGGTGCCGCTCTTCGTCGATGCGACGACCATCGCAGAGCACTACGCCGTGCGGGCAAAGCTGATGCAGATTTTCACACCGTCCAACATTGTCGGCACACTGACCGTGACGGTGGACAGCTTTGTGCGGAGCATCGATGTCGAGGTGCTCGGTGGACTGACGATGGACATCGATGTAAAAGCGGGCTACAGCGTGCGTGCCGTGGTGCAACTGCGTGCCGCCGACCCGACGTGGTACGACCCGACACCGCAGGTTATCACGTTGACACCGTCGATTGCGGGCACCGCCTTCGCCATTCCGATGGCCATACCGCTCACCATGGGTACGGCGTCGATTAACTCGACGACCACGGTGTCCTACGATGGCACGTGGCTGAGCTACCCCATCATCACCGCCATCGGTCCTATCACTGGGCTAAGCATCACCAACAACACGACGGGCGACGTTATCTCGTTGGGCGCCGTGGTCATCGGTGCGGGTACAACATATATCTTCGATTTGCGCTACGGCTACAAGACGGTGAAGACTACGGCAGGAGTGAATCGCATCCAAGACGTCACCGCAGGGTCGAACTTGGCGACCTTTGCGATTGTGCCAGCACCGACGGCGACGGGTGGCGTCAACTCCATCACCATCACCTCGTCGTCATCGTCATCACCCGCAGAAGTATCACTCACGTACTATACACGCTACATTGGCATATAGGAGGCTCAAATGGCATCAACTGAACGATCTTTGGGATGGGCAACGTCGGGCACCGGAGACGGTCCCGCAGGTGGCTACGACTCTACTCGCTGGCGTGCCAACGCACAAAAGTCGGACGGCACGGGCATCACGCTGTTCGGCTCATACATGGCGATGTCAGGAACGACGACATCGACCCTGACCATCGCTGATGGTGCAATCATCATCAACGGGTACACCTACGAGACCAACGGCAGTGTCACCATCTCGACCTCGGGACTCACTGGCACCTACAGCGTCATCGTTGTGGCCAATTCGACGGCGGGCACGGTGACGGTCACACAGACCGGCGCTGGGGGCACGACGATTGCGGCATCGACGGTGCGTGCGGCGATTGCGACGGCGGCACAGGTCACGACCATCACCACTGCCGTCGGTGCTGCCAACGTCATCACGCTGGGCACCATCGTCACCGCCGCCGGTGTCATCTCGTCGATTACGCCAGCATACCCATATAGCACCTCGCTGCAGGTGCCGTCGCAGGTCTACGGCTCGATGTACGCACCTGGCGTCACCAGCATTCCCAACGTCACCTCGACGACGGTACTCTGGGCGACGACGGCGACGTCAGGTGAGGGCATCATCACTGCCAACGGCGCCACAGGAGAGTTCACCGTCGCACTTGCGGGCATCTATCAGGTCGATGGGCGTGTCGTATGGGACAGCAACACCGCAGGCGTGCGTCACATCCAAGTCGGCGGCACCGGCTTCACCTACGGAAGCATTGATGCACAGTACGAATCAATGCTGGCCACAAATCTCACCTACGGACTGGCGATGCAGATGAGCGGCACCATCGCACTCAACGCCGGTGCGACGGTCAGGCTTGCAGTGTATCAGTCCAGCGGGTCAGCACGCACCATCACCGATGGCATCATTAAAATCGTGAGACTCTAGCATGGCACCGCAGTACGTTGTCCAAGTCTATACCTCGACGGGGACACTGCAAGCTACCGTCGTGGACTACCTCGCCCTGAAGATTCAGCGCATCGTCAACGGCATCGATGGGCTGACGATTTCGCTGGGTGGCACGTCGCCCAGTGCACAGTACATCAGCTACGGCGCCATCATCGAGGTGTACCGCAGTGACACGGCGGCGGGCATCGCCTCATACCGTGAGTTCGCCGGCGTTATCCGTGACATCACGCAGACCATCACCGACCAGACCATCTACCAAGTCGTTGCGGTGGGGTGGAATGCACTGCTCGCTGATCGCCAAGTCGCCTACTACGCCGGCGTCGCCAATCGCACGCAGTTCACCGCGCAACCCAGCGAAACGATTCTGAAAACGCTGTGGAACTTCAACGTGAGCACATCGGCCACCACGGCGAATGGGCGATTCCTCGATGGGCGCCTCACTGGTGCATCGGCGGCGACGTCAGGCGGTGCGGGTACGTCGCAGTCCATTAGCGTTGCCCAGCTCAATCTCCTCGTGGCGATGCAACGGGTACAGCTGGGTGCGGGCGGAGATTTCGCCGTGGTGTACACCGCTCCTGCGACGTGGGCGTTCAACTGGTACACGGGGCAACTGGGCACCGACCGCACGGCATCGGTGATTTTCAGTGTGGCCACTGGCACCATCGGCAAGCTCGTTGTGCGCACCGCACGCATCGACGACGTCACCGCCGTCATCGTCGCAGGGCAGGGCGAGGGCAGTGCCCGTGCCATCGTGACCCGCCCTGCATCACTGCCGACGGGACTCGACCTGCGTGAAGGCTATGTCGATGCTCGCAATCAGAAAACGACGGCGGAGTATCAGCAGGTCGGTACGGCGCTCATCACGCAGTATGAGCGCCAGCGCACCACGGTGGCGGCGTCGGTGCTGCAAAGCGATGCGCTGCGCTATGGCCGAGAGTACTTCTTCGGTGACCTCGTCAGTGTGTACACGGGGTCAGCCACCGTGACCCGCAAGATTTCGTCGATTGAGCTCAGTGTCAGCACTGAGGGAGCGGAGAGCATCAATGTCGGACTCAGTCCTAACTAGCGTGACGCGCACCGCACAGGCGGTCGGCGACCTGACACGCCAAGAGCGCCCCGCTGCGGCGATCACGTTGACGCGGTCGGCGACGCTGGCGATTGCGACGACGGGCACACTGATTACATGGCAGACACAGACGCGCGGTCAGGGCATCACGTGGTCAACCACGGACATCACGATACCGACGGCGGGCTACTACCTCATCCAGGTGCGCCTCGCCACGGCTGCGAGTGTGACGATGCCGATACAGGTGACGGTCAACGGAACGGCGCTGGGGTACTTCGCTAACACCTTTGTGGCCACCACGTACCACACGGGCACGACCATGCGCTATCATGCCACTGGCGATGTCATCCAAATCCGTCTGCTGCCGTCAGCGAATACCACGCTGAATCAAGCAGCGGAGAATACGCTCACTGAGAGTCCATTCCTCCACATCGCACAGTTGACCAGCGTGGTCACCTAGGATATACTACAGCTGGACATCTGAGACACTCCGCACGAACACCGCCGAGCGCACACGGCGGTGTTCGTGTATACACCGACCCCCCACGTAGTTGGCCAGACTACGCAGGGGGTCGGTGCCGTTATTTAGTGCATCTCCGTCGAAAGGAACTCAAAACCAGAGACTCACCACGAGCAGTATATCACGATTTTGGTTGTAATCTTTCTGTCATGAAAATATCAGGTAATTATCAGGTTGAAGGTGTTGACAGGTGATATTACTAGTGCTACAATGTGTGCATAAGGTTGAACGAGAGAGTCAACCGAACGCCACAGAAAGGGCAAAACGATGAGCAAGCAGTTTTCAGTAACCCGCGACGAGATGTACGCCTGGATGACCGAAGCCCACGAGAGCATCACCAACGTCATGACCGAGGGCACCGGCGTCATGATCGGCATCATCCGCGACAGCATGGCAGAGGATGCCATGTGGTGGGAGACCAGTGGCACCATCACCGACACCGACATCATCGAGGTACTCGAGGAGTGGCGCGCTGATAATCGCGTCGAGGAGACGACGCCCACGACGCCAGCCCCCGTGGCTGGCACAACGGGCACCGGATTCGAGACGATGAGCGTCGATGATCTGCGTGAGTATGTGGCCACCGTCGAGGGCGAGTGGCAGCGTGGCGAAATCGAGGGGGCGATGGGACGCGAGGTGGTTCGCCAAGCCCGCCAGCGCCTCGCCGAGGCGGAGGAGACGACGCCCACGACGCCAGCTCCAGTGGTTGATCGCACCGAACGCGCCGCTCTCGCCTCGATGTTCTGCTGGAACATGGCCGTCGATGCCGATATCAAGGCGCGCCGATGCCGAGACGCTGGCGATGACGAAGGCGCCAAGCGCCACGATGTCGCAGTGGCGCACTACATCCGCAATTACACGCGGTTGCAGTACGGCGACGAGTAATCTTTCTGTAATCGAAATATCAGGTAATTATCAGGTTGAAGGTATTGACAGGTGATATTACTAGTGCTACAATGTGTGCATAAGGTTGAACGAGAGAGTCAACCGAACGACGAAAGGGAACGACGATGAACAAGCCAATCCGCTACAGCAACAGCCAACAGAAAAAGCTCGACCACCTGTTCTTTTGTCACGCCGCTGCAATTCAGACCAGCAACAAAGTGCGCGCCGAAGCGTTGATGGTCGAGATTGACGCACTCCGCGCCAAAGTCGCCGCCAACAAAGCTCGCGCCGCTGCCAGCGCCGAAGCGCGCCGCCAAGCCAGCCGCGAGAAGTGGCTCCAAGAGCAGATGGAGATTGCCGCCGCAGCCGAAGCACAGCGCCAAGCAAGCCGCAGCAAGTAAGACGAAACCGACGGGGCGTGCGATGCCCCACAGTCTGGCGGTGATGCCGCCACTGATGAGTCGAAAGGAACGATGATGGAAGGCAAGTACAACGCCAGTTTTCGAGAGTCATGGAGCATTGATGACCAGACCACGGTCGTCATCGAGTACACCAAGGTGCACGGGTCGCACACGTGGCACATCCACGCCATGCTCGATGTCGGTCATGCGGGCATCGATATCCTGCGTACGCAGGCATCGTCACGCAACGCCGTGGAATTCGACGCCATGCTGCGGTTCGCACGTGAGGAAGTCGAAGCGCGGCTCAGCGCCATCGCGGCGCGCGTCGCACGCACCGGAGGCACCCATGTGGAGTGACATCGTATTAATCGTGGCGTTCGTGATTCTTTGGCCACTGCTCTGTGCAGTCGCCGACAAAGTGAGGGGGAAGCGATGACCGAAATGTTGATTGCGTTGGGACTCATGGCAGGCGTGGTCGGTGCCAGCATCTCGCTGGTCCAGCTGATGCACTGGTCAGAGCAGAAGCGCGCGGAGCTACTGCGCAAGGCAATTATGAGCGCATTTCGTGAGGGCTACGATGTCCGCAAGTCAGAGGAGATGCAGTGATGGAACAGCGATTGATTTACCGCAAGGTCGGCGATGTGGAGGCATGGATGAGTGTGGCCGATGACGGCATCGAGGTGACGGTGTACGACGCCTCGACCCAGCAGTGGACACGCACGCTGGTGCGGTCGTTCTCCAGGGCGTATGCCATGGTCAACGAGGCGGCACAGCAGGGTGCACAGCGATTGGCGGAGGTGTACCGTGGGGTATAATCCTGAATACACGAAGACCGTCATCCAGTACCCCAAGGCGACCGCAGAGCATATCAAAATCATCCAGCGGTACTACCATGAGGTGGACGGGGTGAAACTCCCCAAAAGCGAGGTATTCCGACGGGCAGTCCTGATTCTGGCCAATGAGATCAAGAAGAGCGAAGAGAAAGCGAAGGATGTGCGATGAGTAACGATTTTAACTTGGATGGATTCGAGTACACGCCAGATAGCACGCAGCGCAACGCCGAGATGTACCCGCGCATCTGGTGGTACAACGGGGCAAAGCAGGCACAGACCGCAGGGCACTTCTACACCACCGAACGGGAATTCCCCACGGCGCCCACGGGCTGGACGCAGGTGGAGCGCTATGATGACGAGGTCGGCTACACCACGGATTCGGTGCGCATCGCCGTGATACGCAAGCGGAGCCAAGCCTACAGCGAAGACCGCTCGAGTGGCATGACGGTGAAGACATGGCACGAGCACTATAGGTTCAATGCGGGGTACCGCATCTACACGGAGTTGCTGTGTCTCGTCGAGGGCATCGACGAACCCGTCGTCTGGGTCGTCAAGGGCATGACCGGCAAAGCGGTCACGGGACGCAAGAGCGGACTGCTGGACGGATTCAACGAGGCGGTACTGAAGCCAGCCGTCGCACTCTGGAAACACGGAGCCATGCCAAGCTGGGCGTTCTGGATGCCCGTGGCAGGGGCGAAGACCGACAAGGGAAAGCCGGTGTACACTGACACTGGCTTCGGGTCACACGTGACCCTGCCGACGTTGGCATTGCCAGCCACCGTAGACCGTGAGGCACTCAAGGCGCTGTACATTGGACGCACGTTGCTCGACTACGGACTCGAGGTGTACAAAGCCTCGGCGGAGTGGCAGAAGACCCTACGCACCAACGAAGCGCCAGCCACGCCAGCGCCACAACCCACAGATGACAGCGTCGAGCCATTCTAGGCCAGACCATAGGGCGGGGCGGTGCACACGCATCGCCTCGCCAAGGAGGAACGGAGATGAGTGACCCAGTAATTGCGCAGACGGGTACGACGCTGATTGCGTTGATAACTGGCGCAGCAGTGACCTATGGCGCATTGAAGATTGCGGCAGCGCTTAACACGGTAAAGCAACCGCAACCAGTAAAGCGGTTGCGCCGGAAATTGGAGCCGAACGAGTCGATTGTGATTAGCACATACGCGCCAAATAGCAAAACGGCGGTTAATATCACGGTAGAACATCATTCTATATATCGTGGTTATCGTGGGGGTCCAATATCTGACATTTACTTCATCATTGAAATTAAAATTGTTGAGGAGTATGGACGAAAGTATTCAATGATGGTAGAAAACACGGCAAACAAAAAATCGGTAATTGCAGAGATTATGAGTGTGTTACAAAATCATATCTCAAATCAAAGCGATATCGAGGCCGTCGAAGCGGATATTGCGTTTCAATTTGCGCATATTGATTTTGAAAATGCGCATCGTGTGATTTTGGATAAATGGATGTGCAACTAAATGAGAATTAATATAGCGGGGCGGTGCACACGCATCGCCTCGCCAAGGAGGACAGTGATGACCTACATCCAAGACGGCTACACCGTCGAAATCAAAGCCACCGTCTTCGGCTTCATCGTCTACGTGACATCGCCAGACGACGACGTGCGCCGCGCCGAAGGGAACTGGGTCTACATGGAGGGTGCGGTGGCGGCGGCGTCTCGCACCATCGAGGCGATGAAGAAAGAGGCGAGGGATGCGCACACTCAGTCTTTTTAGTGGCATCGGTGGCTTTGACCTTGGCTTCGAGCGTGCTGGCATGACCGTCGTCGGAGTCTGTGAAATTGACAAGCACGCCCAGAAGATTCTCCAACGGCACTTCCCCGATGCGACGTTGCACGACGACGTCAGAAAGGTGCACTATGCACGCGAATCAGTTGACCTTGTTTGCGGAGGATTTCCCTGCCAAGACCTCAGCGTCGCAGGAAAGCGACGTGGACTTGACGGAGAACGCAGCGGACTTTGGTTCGAGTTTGCGCGCATCATTGATGAGGTTCAACCCCAGTGGGTCGTCATTGAAAACGTGCCAGGTCTATTCTCTAGCGATGGAGGGCGAGACTTTGCCGTCATCATTCAATGGCTGGCAAAGCGCGGGTATGGCGTGGGATGGAGAGTGCTTGACAGTCAGGGCTTTGGACTTGCCCAGCGACGCAAGCGTGTGTTTATTGTCGCAAGTTTTGGAAACCGAAGTGGATGCACGCTACTTCTTGAGTCCGAAAGCGTGCGCTGGGATTCTACGACGCGCCGAGGCGAGAGGCAAGGTCATACCGGAGCCGTTGCGAAGTGCCTTATGGGTAGTAACCATCGACGAGACTGGGAAACCGAAACCATGATTCCAGTGGTGTGGGAGTCAACACATGGCGACGACCCTGCACGTATTGCTCCTAATCAAGATGTATCCCCTACGCTGCAAGCACGAATGGGAACAGGTGGCAATCAGATTCCACTCATCGGCGTGCGACGGCTGACTCCAACGGAGTGCGAGCGACTGCAGGGATTTCCCGATGGTTGGACTAGTGGCCAAAGCGACACGCACCGCTACAAGCAACTGGGCAATGCGGTGTCGGTGCCAGTGGCGGAGTGGATTGGCCGAAGAATCATGCAGTCTTGAATGGAGCTAGCCAATGGAAAACCCTGATTACTACACCAGTCGCAGCGACAACGGCGAATGGTACACGCCGAAGTGGTTCATCGATAAAGTCGTTGACGTGCTTGGCAGCATTGACCTTGACCCCTACTCATGCGACGTCGCCCAGCGCACCGTCCAAGCGACGCACTACTTCACCAAGGAACACGACGCATTGCTGCACGATTGGCCAACCGTTGAGACGTTGTTTGCCAATCCGCCGTATGGGCGCAAGTTCCTCGACCCGATGGTGCGACGCCTCGTCAAAGAGTACGACGCTGGCACGTGGTCACGTGGAATTATCCTCGTCAACAATGCGACGGATACACGGTGGTTCCGTGAACTCGAGGGCATCAGCATCGCTATCTGCACCGTGCATCAGCGCATCCGCTTCAATGATGCTGAAGGATCGATGGCTGTACACAACTTCAACACGCGTGGGCAAATCGTGCTGTACATCGGTGATGATGAACTGCGATTCCGTGACGTCTTTGCGGACATCGGCCACGTCTACCAGCGCATCACTTGACGCATCTGCTACGATGGATATGAGGAGACACGATGGCACCCAAGCGACGCACCCCCAACGCAGGCACTACACCGCAGATACACCTTCGCCTGTCGGCGTATCTGACCACGGCACTGTCTGCACTGGCCACCCTTCGCCAGCAATCGCGCAACGCCGTCATCGTGTCCCTCTTAACCAAAGCACTCCGAGAAGCCTACAAAGAATACCTCACCAGCGACGCATGGAAAGCCAAGCGCAAAGCGGTGCTGATTCGTGACGGTCTACGTTGCCAGCTCTGCGGCCACGACAAGAACTTGCATGTGCATCACATCACTTACGAGCGCATCTACGCCGAAGACCTCGACGACCTCATCACCGTCTGCAACCGCTGCCACGAGAAGGTGCATAGCAAGACATCGTAGCTAGACTGGCTAGACGCTGGGGGTATTCGTTGGCTTGACAATGTGGTATAATGATAGTCCAAACATAGAGAGGATAGACCATGGGACGACGACGAAAAGACGCACCACCGACGCCGCCGATTCAGTCGGTGCATGTGCGCATACCGCTGCCGATGCTGCGCATTGTCGGCGCACTGGCAGACAAGAAAAAACAGAGCCGCAACACAATCATCGTAGACATTTTGGCCAAGGCGACGAAGCGGTATGTGAAGGACGACGCCGATGCACATCGATGATCTGAAGCTTCAATCACGCTGGGTCTGCTACAAGTCACCTAGCGACAAAGCGCCGATGTGTGCCACGACGGGACGCAATGCAGCCAGTACTGACCCTAAGACGTGGGCGACGTATGCCCAAGCCAAAGCGGCGTGCCAGCGCTACGGATGGCACGGGGTCGGCATCGTCCTGACCGGAGACGGCGTTGTCGGCATCGACATCGATGACTGCATCGAATACATCGACGATGACGCAACCGTAAAACCATCGGCTTCGGTGTATCGCAGTCGCCTTCTCCATACCTATGCCGAGGTGTCACCGTCTGGCCATGGTCTCCACTTCATCGGTCAAGGCGTGGTAGGCAAGGCGTTCAAAATCACGCACGATGGCATGAGCTTCGAGGTGTATGGCGATGGGCGGTACCTGACATTTACCGAAGAATGCGTCGATGGGCACGCACTGGAGCTCAGCGACATCCAAGCGGTCATCGACGATATGCGTACCGACCTCACGCCAGCACCACGGACGACAGCACCCACCCGTCGGCATGATCCGTCGCCCCCCACGACGATTCCCGATGCCTGGGTCAAGGCAGTATGGGAGCGACGACGCCAGACCGCCTACGACATGGTGGCGAGTGCCATCGACGGCGAGCGCCACTACGCACGCTGGAAAGCAGGGCGCCTTGCGGGCGGCGCATTGGCCATGGTACGCAATCACGGCTTTGACCCCATGAGCGATGACAGCGTTATCGACATGCTCATCGAAGCCCAACCACCAAGCAAAGATGCAGAGCGCAAAGAGTATCGGGTCATCGAGGATGGACTGCGGGACGGCTTGGCCAATCCGCTGGAGATGCCAGTGCCCCCACCTGCGGAGACACCGACGCTCATCAGTGTGCCACCGTCGCCTGTCGTCGTCGATGCCCCAGTGCCAGCCGACGAGCCGACCGAATACCACTTGACCGACATCGGGAATGGGCTTCGCTTTGTCCATGCGACACGCGGTCGTCTGCACTACGTCGCCGAGTGGAAAGCGTGGGTCGTCTGGGATGGCAAGCGCTGGGCACATGGTGACGACGCCGCGGTTGTGAAGTTGGCGCACAAAGTGGCGCTCAGCATCTACGACGACATCTCCAAAGAGGATGACGACAAGCGCCGCAAGGAACTCATCAAATGGGCATTGGCCAGCGAATCGGCGGTGCGCATCGATGCCATGATGAAGACCGCACGTCCCTACCTCACCGTGCCAGCATCGCAGTTCGATACGCATCCGCATCTGCTGACCGTAGCCAATGGCATCGTGAATCTTAAGGACGGCACGCTGTCGCCCCATGATTCGTCGCTGATGCTGACCAAGATGGTGCACATTGATTATCATGGCGCCACACCGACGCCCAAGTGGAACGCATTTTTACGCACGGTCATGGCTGACAGTGACGAGCTGGTGCGGTACCTTAAGGCGGCCATGGGCTACACGATGACGGGCAACACCGATGAGCATTGTCTGTTCTTTCTCTACGGTGTTGGCGCCAATGGAAAATCCACGTTCCTCGAGGCGATGCGCTTGGTCATGGGCGACTACTACGTGACCACCAGCGTCGAAGCGCTATTGGCCACAGATTACACGGGCGGGGCGACGCCATACGTCGCAGGGCTTCAGGGGATGCGCTGTGCCATGGCGTCGGAGATGCCAGAGGGACGACGCTTCAATGAGAGCCTCGTCAAAGACGTCACCGGCGGTGGTATGCTGACCGCACGGCATCTGTACGGTGCGCCATTTCAGTTCATGCCCAGTCACACGCTGTGGATCAGCGGGAACTATCGGCCACGCATCACAGGTATCGATGACGGCATCTGGCGACGGCTTCGCGTCATCCCGTTCACCGTGTCGATACCGCCAGAGCGACGCCGACCGATGAGCGACATCATGGCCGACTTCGTCGAGGAGCAAAGCGGTATTCTCGCATGGGTCATCCAAGGCGCAATCCATTGGTACGACTGGGGATTGCCCAAAGTGGATGCCATCGACAAAGCGGTCATGGAGTACCGCGGCGAAGAGGACATCGTCGCCAGGTACATCGCCGACCGCTGTGTCATTGGCCACGGGATGACGGTGGTCAAGACCAAGCTCTTCGAGGACTGGACGACGTGGCTTGAGGAAGAAAACGAGGTCGCTGCGGAGAAGTGGCAGCAACGTCGATTCACGGAGAACCTGCTACGCAAGGGTATCACCCTGGGTGGCCAAGGGCGGATGCAGTACATCGGCATCGGCCTACGCAGTGATCGTGAGACAGTGTAGAGTGCGCATCTCGTGCGCAGTGCGCATCTAGGCACTAAAACTCAAAACTTTCTCTATATCTTCCTCGTGATAGACACTTCTGGAAAAAAGGGGGGTAGATACGCACTATGACCGAGATGCGCACCCGATGATGAGTATGAGGACACTGAACCAGCGCCGCAAGCGCACCGATGAAAAATAAGGAGGACCCAATGACCCTGCGACACCCACCCGACGCCTTTCAATGTTTCGTTTGTCGTGACCGCATTGATCTGGCCAATCCGTATCCGCAGCTATGCGTGGTGCACCGCGTCGATGCCAGCGCCGCGCTTCGCCAGCTCGAAGACGACGCCGATGTCCTGAACGACGCTGTGACGCCAGCACTCATCGCACCGCACGAAGCGCGCTTCATGACGATGCTCACCGCAGCGGCTGACCTCGAACTGCCAGGCATCCACTACGTCAAGACCAAGCGGATTGCGGACTTCCTGCGACGGGTCGAAGTGACCGTGGCCAAAGACGACGACTTTGCGCACGTGGTGCGGACATGGTGGAACGCACGGCAGACCAAGGTGGATGCGGAGAAGCTGGCACTGCAACTCGCATGGGCGCCAGTGAGCGTCGAGATCAGAGCGGAGAAACAGCGATGACCGCATCACGAGACCAACGGGCATGGCGACCCGAAGAGATTGACATCGTGAATCGCCACGCCCACCTGACCGCCAAGGCGCTCGGTGCTATGCTTGGCCGAAGCGAGGGCGCCATCTGGAATATCCGTGGGAAGCTTCGCCATGGCACGCTGTCACTCCGACCATTGAAGCGCCATCGCCAGTCATTGGTCAAGCCACGCTGGACCCAGCGCGACTTCGACACACTGCGGATGTACTGGGGTGATTGGCCAATCCAAAAAATTGCAAGGGAGCTTGGGCGCTCAGTTGAGTCTGTGCGCCAGCGTGCGTGGATGCTTGGCATTAGCCGAGAGTACGTCGATAGCATCAGTGAGTACGGCGTCGCCAGCTGGGGTGAGATGCTCGGCATTGACTTTGCAGCCATGCACGCTAATGTCAAGTCGTCGATGCCCCTGACGAGAGGAGACCGTCGCTACGGCAACCGCCACATCATCAGCATCGAGACTATGACGAACTGGCTGCGTTCTGGCCATGCGTGCAAGTGCACCGTGAATTCTCAGACGCCACAGTGGCTGGCGACGATCATCAACGAGGTCAAGGCGGAGTACATCACCGACGTTGCACTCAAGGCTATCGACGAGTGGCTGGCACCGCATCACATATCAGGCATCAAGGGAATTGCCCAGATGCCACGCATGAAGCGCATCGTCAGTGGCAATGG